AAATTGGACTCATGTGGTGATCTGCCTTTCTGTAAAGACTTTACCAGTTAAGTAGGTCTTGACTACCCCTGTAGAAGATGTCAACTGAATATCGTAGTAAGCTGTTCTAGGTAGGTCTTCAGTTACAGAACCGGGTAGGGTCAGCTTCAAGCTATCGACAACCGTGTTGTTCTCATAAGAGTACTTTGTAAAGGAGAATGTTCCCAAGATAAGCGGCCCAATTTGAGCATACCTTTGGCCACTGTGTATGGTGATCTGAGCCTTCGGGGTATAAGTACTAATATCAAATGCAAACTGGAAGTCCATCTCAAAGTCATCCCCAGCGTACATAGAGATATCTCTATTGACCACTGTACCAGGAGGAGTAATGTCTCCATAATCTGGCATACTTAAACGGACACGTTCTGCAACAGATCTGTCGTCAATTTCTTGAGGGCGATAGACAGGGATATAACGATTTGTAAGACGACTGATACGACGTAGGGTCATAACCTCAAGTCTGTACAAACCTACACCAAGCATGGCGCAAAGCTCTTTGTATTGATCCTTACGGATTTGAACCATTTCGTTTAACTGACGGAAACGTTCTGAACGTGGAATAGATACGCCATCTGGGGAAATGATGTCAATGTCAAAAGCACTGTCATTTGCCAGTGTGTATAGAGCCATAGTAGACGCTAAAAGAACTACCGGATATTCTTCAATAGGTGGTAGCAAAGCAATCTGAGTTATACGACTACCATTACTGTCAGTAGAGTGGTTTGAGTGCTCAAGAAAAGCAACGTTAATATAGTACGTAATTTCAGAGTCTGTGAAGTAACGATAGGCCTGTCCCATAACAGTGATGGTAGAGTTATTAACCGGTACGGCACTAGTCTGTATAGTAATAACTCCAACGCCTTCTTCAATAGTTACGGCAGAAGAAATGTCTGTTGTAACAGAGGGAACTAAGGCTGTAGCTGAGGCTCCTGTAACGGCCGCACCTGTTGCGTTATTAGTAATTCTAAAAAGTGTAGGGCTGGCAAAGGTAATGGTTGCCGCAGTAATATTAAAAGCTGGAGTAGATAGGCCTGAGATTGTAACCACTTGGCCTACTGAAAAAGAATTTGCCGCTGTGTATGTGATAACCCCAGATGTAGCTGAAGCTCCGGTAACGGTAGCTGTCAAGGTTGGGGTAGTAGCTTTAACAGATAGGGTATAGCCCTGAACTGGAGCTTGGGAAAGTTGATAGCGGGTATCCACGCCGTCACTGGTAAAAGTATCAGTGAAGGATCTGGCGATGTCGCCAATCTCTGCTCTTAGTCTATCCGAGAGCTGCTTTATAGAAGCCACAAATCCTCCGATTGCTGTATACGCTAATCATCCTGCATAATCGTAAATAAATCTAGATAAAAAAGGCCCCGCTCCTACAGGAGGGCGGTTGTAGGAGCGGGACGATTAGAACTCGTACGAATTACAAACGGTCGTACAAGTAACCCTTTTCACGTAGGTGATTTGCTACAACCTGTGAAACTTTGTACTTCTTGCCCGCTTGGAAAGAGTAGTGGTTGCCTGCTCCAATTGTCATCATTTCAAGGTCTTCTGCAACACGAACGACAACTGAGTCGTCTGCGAGGCTTACGCCGAGATCTTCAACCTCATCGATTACTGTTGGTACAGAAGTTGTAAGATCTACAATCTCTGTAGCATCACGGTAATCCTTTGCCGCTGTTGCCATAGACATTTCGCCAGCACGAGCTGCAAGAGCTTCTGCGTTGGCCTTGATTTGTTCTTCTCTTTGACGTCCTGTAACGTCTGTAACTTTTGCTTTTGCCACGATGTGTATTCTCCTGTTAGATAGTTTTTTAGGGTGGGGGCGGGTTTTACCCCGCCCCCTATTAAATTAGTTGGTTTCTGCGATAACTACAGACTGATCAGTGATTAGACCAAGACCGTAGATTGCGTACCATGCAAGAGCGTGCTCACGACCGAAGTCAAGAATACCGCCGTCACGAAGCTCAACTGGAAGTGAGATAGCGTGACCGAATGCGTTGTCTCCAATAAAGATTGCTGAGTAGCGGTCGTTAGATCCGTTACCTGTCTTTGTTGAAGGAGTTGTGTATCCTCCACCAGTTGGGTAAACGATAGAAGCTGGATCAACAGCTGTATCTGTGGTGTAGTTTGCACCAGCACCGTTTGTTACCTTCTGGATCTGAGTTGTCTCAATGAATACTGTGTCGTATAGACGACCGATTTCACCGAGCATGAAGTTTCCTGGAGCTGCGTACTTTGTAACTTCGATGAACTCTGGATTGTCACGAAGCTTGCGGCTCTGGTGTGGGTGCACGAATGCAACGTATGTCTCACCTAGGCGAGGGATGTTCTTGGTTGCAAGTGTTTCTACTGCATCCTTGACTGTCTTTGGTGTCAAGTTGAATGCGCCAGTCATTGAAGCACGTGATGTGCCCTTTGTACCGTCTGCATACCAGTTGTTAACTGCTGATAGGTTTGAACGATCCTCACCGTAGATGACAGAAGATGCTGCCATGAGTGTGTCACGAGCCTGGCCATCAAGGTAGAGAGCCATGTTACGTCCAAGAAGACGTGAAGCTGATGCCATAACGTCATCGAATGATGCGTTAAGTAGGAGCTCTGATACTGCAATTGCGTATCCGTGCTCAGCAACAGTGATTGAGAACTGCTGTGCTGTCAATGCGTTTGTTGACATACGTACGCCTTCAACCAATGGAGCTGCGAAGCCTAGGTTGTTGTAGCGCATGAAGTTGATCTGTAGACCAGGTGCGACGCCTAGTTCTGTCTTCTTAACAGCGAACTGTTCGAAGCGAAGAATAGGCATTGACTGGAAAAGAATTTCCTTAGACCAGATGGTCTGAATTGCTTGTGTAAGCTGGCTGTTAGAACCAGAATACGCGGTAGGTGCTGCGGCTAAATTGCCGGTACCTGTTACGGCTGATGCCATGTCGGTGTTACTCCTTATTCATATATGTTAGGTTGATTTAAAAGGTAATTACTTACCCGAAGATTCCCTTATTTTGATTGTTTGCTCCTGGGAACAAACGATCTCTGTATTTTGCGTACTCGGTAACCGACATTGCGGCAATCTGATCCGCTGTGAACTGTTGTTGTGCCGAATTGTTTTCCATAGTTGGTGGCAAAGTAGTACTTGTGCCTTTCATGTCACGACGAGCAGATTGCATAGCTTGCTGCGCCGATTCTAGGATCTTAGACGAACGTTCTCTAAGCCCAGTAATACTCTGTTCTATCTCGTCTGCACTATTTCCTGAGATTAGATCTACAAGCTCAGGCATAATATTGTCTTGCTCTTCAGCAAGGCGACGATTACGATAAGCTGTAAGTTCAGCATACTGACGCTCACGCTCTAGAAGTGCATCTTTACGAGCACCTTCTTGACGAATTTCTTCGAGCTTGGATTCCCATTCTTGCTCCTTCTTTTCAAGAAGTGCACGAATATCCATTTCAGCCTCTGCCTTCTTACGGGCTTCTTCTTCTTTCTCTGCCGCAATCCGATTAGCTTCTGCAAGCTGCGCTTCGCGGTCCTTCTTAAGTAGATTGATTTCTTCTTTAAGTGAGTCAATCTGTGGGTAAAGCTTTGACTTCTCTTGTTCCCGAACTCGTTGAAGATCTACTTCTGTATATCCTGCTTTTAAATCTGTAGCAGGAGCTACTGCTTCTTGCTGTGCTGATGATGCAGTACCTGTAACTTCGGAAGCAAACGCTTCTTGAGCCACTGCACTGTCAACAACATTTGATGTTGTTTCTGACATGCTTATTCCTTTAGGTTAAGAGGTCGTTGTCCGATTTAATGCCACGATGACCTGCGGGTTAGTTTGGTATATAGCCTGACAAATTTTTGTTAATTTGTCAGCCTAAATCATTGGTTTTCTTCAGAATTAGGTGTATCGGTTTGGGTACTTGCACTCTGTCGAGGAGTTTGCATACCGTATGCCTTTACAACTATTTCTTGTTGAAGCTGTCCAAGTGTTGCTTCTTCAAATGGGGTAATGATTCCAGGTTGTCCTAACGGACCAGGACCAGTACCATCTCCAGGAGCTGCTCCAGGAGGAAGAGTTCCATCAGGCATCATACCAGTAAGTGATGTGATTGCTGAATTTATCTGTTGCTTGACTAGAGCAATAGCTCCATCTGCCTTAGCGTCAGCAATAAGCTCTGCACGAATTTCTTCGAGCTTCTGATCTGGGAATTCCTCGCCAAGTTGACGTAGAGCTCCTTCACGGCTTTCAAGCTGCATATTCATCTTCTGCTGGATTTCGTTGAGTACGATTAACTTATCTAGTGGAAGTGGAGGTGGCATGTGAACAATTGACTCGTAAGTAATTGGGTCTGCAAAATCTAGCTGTGCAAGCTGGCCTTGCTTAATTGGGCCGTTAACAGCTGGGTTATAAGTAAACAGCTCTGGCTCTTTAAATGCAAGGGTCAAGAGAACTAGCTCATTGATGCGTTGTAGGCCTTCTTCGTACTGCACCAGCTTCTGGTGGTAACGGTTCATCAAAGGCTGGTACTGAATAGCTAGAGCAACACCAGAGGTGTTAGAAATAGGCTGTACCTGACCAAGTGCGGTCTCAGGAACACCAACCATTTCGTGCATGGCCGTCTTAACGATTTTAAGGTACTCCATAGCCCCCATGAGGCCTTGCCCACCTCCGTCTAGGTTAAAGACCTGTGCGTCCTTAGGAAGGCCCGCCCAGACCTTCTTAGGGCCCTTTTCTAGAGAGGATGCCTTGGCTCCTGTGATAACTGTTACAGGGGCAGCGTGGTAGTTAATAATGTCCGCAATATCTGTTGCAACTTCGTTGTAATTGCGGTTAAGAGTAATAACATCGTGGCAATCAGAAAGTCCCCATGGGGATCCTGAAACACGTACGTTAGGAATGTGAATGACTGGAACTACGCCAATAGGGTTAGGACGGCTATCAATGAGCTCGTCGTTAATGTATTCTTCGATGCGGTCATCAGTCAAAATTTCGGTGTAGGTATAAACCTGGCGTGTGCCTTCAATAGAAGTTCCCCAGAAACGATACTTGAGCTTGAAACGAATCAAGCGTGAGCGGTCGTGTGGGTGAAACTCTGGGAATGCAAAAGAAGAGTTAAGAGGAAGAATACGTACACGTCCTGGATGAGGACGGCCGGTAGAGTCTTCGTAGGCTTCTTCATAGGCAACCTTAACAAAGCAGTCACCTGAGACTCCGCCTTGCTGGCCCATTTCCCATAAGATACCGTGCTTGTCGTTGTCAATTTCCCACACACGCTTTAGGATGTCTGGGACGATTGCCTCAGTCTGTTGCGGGCTGCGGAACATAACGCCACGGCTAAAAGTAAAGTTAATAATAAAATCTGTAAAAGCACGGTAGTAGTTATATACCATTTGTGATTCGCCAATTTCACGGCGATAAGACCAGTGATGGCCTAGGTACATTGCCCAGTTAAGTGAATAACGATTTAGGCGTGGCCCGTGTACTTCGAATTCTTCATCAGCAAGTTCCACCAAACCAAGTGGTGAAATAGAGATGGTTAGATCAGATGATGCCGCCCTATAACTGGGAGGTGAAAAATCCATACCACCGCTCATTGATTACATCCTGACTTCATAGTTGCCCCCAACTTAAACGACGAAACCTGATTGTTTCTTCTTTTTTTCTTCTAAAGCTTTTTTACGTTTTTCTTTCTCAATGTTTTCTTGCTTTACATCACGTAGTTTTGGATCAACTTCTTTAATTGAATCCACAAAGCCGCCGCCTTGTCTTGCGTATTCATTTCCAAACCATTTAGCTGCTGGAAAACTTAAACCATTTATCTTGCGAGAAGGATACTTTGCTTTAGCTTGCGCTAACAACATGTTGTACAACTTCGGGTTATTCGGTTGTGCCATGGTCTCCTCCTATATAGGTCTCCAGCTCCGGAGAAAGGGGTACAGAGCTGGAGACCAGTATAGTCTATCGTATGTTTTAGTCTAAGACTGAAGCTGGGTTCATACGCTCCTGGCGGGCGCCACTGCGTACAACCTCTTCGATAACGACTGTCGAGTGATCTCCAAAGTTACCTTGAGCGAACTCGCCTAGGTATGTTGGAGCTTCGACCCATGCAGCTGATCCAACGTGAGCACGCTCACGCATTGTCTCGTCTGCATACTTTTCCATAACGTTCATGTTGTGGTTAGGACGTCCTTCTGGAGTGTCATAACCTTGATCCAAACCAAGTTGGAAGTCATTTGGTACATCTGTGTCTGTTGCAATACCTTCTTCAAAACGAAGTGGGCCACGAAGGCCTGGTGTTGCAGGTGACATCTTACGTTCGTAAGTTGCGCCTACCTTCTCAGGGAACTGAGGTGTTGGGGCGATATTTTCTACTGCCATTTTTTATTCTCCTATAGGATTGGGATTGAGGTCCTCATGCATTATTCTCGCTTCTATTTTGGCATTAGTCAGCCTAAAGAGGTACTTTTTAGAAGAAAGGACTTGCTGAAACTTCAATTGTTGGCATAACTAGTTCTTGGGTAAGGGAGCACGCTAATGCTAGCGAGTCCACAAAGTCATCATGGGCATGGGCCTCATCTGGAGCAGCTACCAAAAAGTTAGGGCCTTTGTACTGAACTTCGGCGTCTGTCATCTGTTGGTAAAACTTTTTCCAAATACGGAGGCGACGGGTCTTAGCATGAGCAGGCCAAGATACCATCTGACGTTGAATAAGCGCTTGAAGGTGCTTCCAACGCTTTGACTGCTCAGTAGGGCTAGAGGTAACAGGAATTACTTCTGCACGAGGCATTAAGATCTTTAATCTTCCGGCCACTGCATCACCAACACCATTGGCGTCGATTCCTATTGCAAGAACATCGTATGCTGACAAGAACTGCTGGATTTGGAAATACTGTTCTTCCCAATCATCTCCTTGCATTTCAAGCCAATTCAATACTCTATGATCATAGTATCCGTACTCATCAGGGCGATCCCAGTCAACCCATACAACTGTTACAACTGTCGAGTCCATCTTTCGTGCCGGGTCGATGCCGACCACAACTGGAGAACGGTGCCAAGACTTAACAATTTCCTGTGATGTGTCTCCGAGATCGTCCATGATGGATGATGTAACGAACATTCCTCTCTCCAGCAACCATTTGCAGTTGTATGAGAGCTGAAACTCGTCAGAGTCCTCATTAATGCGTAGCATTTCTTTCTTAATAAATTTTTCATAATTAGGGTTTACCTTTGCTACATCTCGCCAGTCCCACTGAAAATGGTTCTGTCTAGCGTTTCGGCTAGTCTGTCGGCGCTTGTTAAATTGAATAGCTTTATAAAAGTTATTCTTGTGTGTTGTAGGGGTGCCTGTCTTAACCATGGTGGCGTTGTAGTACGCACCCATAGGCGCAATAGACTTAGCCACTACAAAGTCATCAGCTTCTTGACACTCGTCAATAATGATAAGATGGAAAGACTTAGATTCAATCTTTGCACGAGGGTTAGCTGTCATCATCATAAGGCTACTGCCTGAGTTCTTAAGGCGAATATTCCTTACTACGCCAGGCGTCTTAGAGACCATATCGTCGATCTCAGGATCTCCAAGTACATCTAGAGCAGATTCGCTAGTTAGTCTGGATACTGTACGAGAATAAAGTGTTTCTACCTGTGATTGAACTGGAGCAAACATTCCCACCATAATTCCATCACCAAACTTACCCATCAACTCTGGGTACATTTTTGCTAGGCGTGGAAGGATAACCATGAGAGTTGCTACTGTATTAGCAATAGTTTCTGACTTACCGCTCTGACGAGAAGCAAGTGCAGTAATTTCTTCACCGTCATTAATAATAACGGACTCTATCAGTCTACGTGCTAACGGTTGCTGATAGACGTGAAGCTCATGGCCTACCAAGACTTTCATAAAGCCCATGATCTTTTCTACAAGAGCTTTTACAAATTCTTTAGACAGCTCGTCTAATCCATCGTCTTCAACTTCTTCTGGCAGAACATTGCCAAATTCGTCGAAGTCTTCCGGCTCTAGCTCGTCAAACTCAGCAGTGGTCACAAGCCGTGTCTTTCACTAAGAGTATTTAAAATAGCGTTAAGAGACTCAGCACCTAGTCGTGCTTCTGCCAAATTATCTTTGTACTGTGTTTTTTGCCAGGCAGACAAGTTACGACCAACTGAGTACATAATTTGATCCGTCCAGTTAAGAAGTTCCTGCGTAGGCAAAGAATTTACTCTTCGCTGAACTTTAGTAAGTTCTTTTGTAGTTCTACTTTTTCTTTTAAAGATCTTCATACGGTGCCCCAAATCTAATCATATCCCAGTCAACTTCATCTTTTTTCATACTACGGCCATTTACCGCATTAGTCAGTGCTTGACTCTCAGTATAGCGCTTAACCCATTTACCCATAACAATAGATTTCCTTGTTAGTGGAAAACGTAAGCACCAACCTTTACCAAAACGGTAAGGTTCTTCTATCTCTTGTGTTTCTGCACGCTCTAGTACTACTGGTGGTTTTACTGGGTAGGTCATTAAATGCCAGTAAAACTTCCCAACGTCATGCGTCTTCGCCATTATGTTCGCCCGTTCCCTCGCACCAGTGATCTGGTACTTCATGCTCTAATACTATCACAGTACATTCTTTACAACGAAAAAGCTTAGGTGATTTAAAGTCTGTCTGCGCTGTAGCGCCCCGCTCATACTCTTCATCAAATGGTATATAATCTGTAATTATTTCCGGAGATGCATATAACTCTGCTGGAAATGGCCCTCTTGGTGCGTGTGAACTAGATGGTACAGCATGTCCTTGTTTTGTAACAATTCTTTGTACGATTCGCATTTTTACCCCTTTTTTAGCATTATGTGATATATCTTACACTATATTTCCGTTTGGCGGTTGCACCAACCCTGTATTTACTGCTAGGATAGATATAGGGACAGGAAACTGCCCTAACACTAACTACGTAACAAAAGGGTTGCAACTAGCTCGGCAGACAGACGCTGAGCTATTTTTTATCTGGTGACAGCTGATAAGAGATTCGGGTTGGCCTTCTAGCCTAGGAGATAGTGTGAAGTTTAATGAAGAGATCCTTTTAAAAGCAAAAGCGACCTTAATGGTGATTATGTTAACCATAGTTACCACAAACGAAGCTTATGCGGTCTATAACCGGGTTGATACGCCCACTGTGATCACGGCCCCTGTGGTAGTTGATCCTCTAGATAAGTATCGGGAAATGACAAAGTTCAGTCCTACGGACCTGGCAGACATGCTAGAACTCGTTGGCTTCAAGGGTAACTCCCTGAAAACAGCTTGGGCAGTAGTTATGCGAGAGTCTAGGGGCAACGCAGATTCCCACAATAAAACGTACTCAACCGGTGACAACTCTTATGGCCTATTCCAGATAAACATGCTGGGAAGCCTAGGGGAACACCGAAGAGAAAAATTTGGTATTAAATCTAATGCTGAACTCTTTGACCCAGTAACCAACGCCCAAGCCGCTTTCTACATGACTAGTCGTGGAGAAAACTTTGGGTCCTGGGGATTAGGACCAGATGCATACGATGGTAGCCCATCTGAATCAGCCATAACGGTGTGGTTTAGTAAGTTCCCTAAGTAAATAGAAAAGGCCCCGTAACTGGGGCCTTTTTTATGTTAGTCCTCCTATAGGTGCAGCAAAACGTTTTGTTTTGCGCCTTGTCCTTCTATCGGAGCTTTTAATTTTAGTACTAGACATAATATGTACTGGGGAGTCTTTACGAAGCGTTATTTCTTTTTCTGCTCTATAAAACGGCCCATTATCTTCATCATAACTTTGTATTTTGTTACGATCAGCGTATATGTCGAATTCAGAAGTATCTCTAGGGACAACATGCTTTTTATGAACATATGCTTCTAGTAACGTACCGTTACCACCAGCCCATCGTTCTGCTGCAGATTTATCATCAGACCAATGAATCCCTACGTTATCTACGTTAACATTTTTAGGGTTTTTAGCGCTTTGGTCTAATCCACGCCATACGCGTATAAACTGTGGTCCTGGCTCGTTCACTTCTTACCAGCTCTACGCTTATTCTCCTTAGCGGTGTTCTTACCGTGCTTTAGGGGGCGCAAGTTACTAGCGCTATCGTTATCGTGGTTATTATCTTTGTGGTCTACGTCTGTGCCCTTAGGGAGCTTACCATGCTTCTTCTCGTACTTAGCACGAGCAGCGTTCTTAGAGGTAGTGTGCCACTTGCCTTTAGAATCCTTATAGTGCTCAACAATAATCTTACGTCCGCCATTAGCAGCAGAGCCTTTATACTCTTTACCGCCAGCCACTTCTTTTTTCTTTGCAGCCATTACTTGCCCTTCTTCTTTGCCATAGCCATATTATCCACAAGATTAGGGTAAGGACGACCAGCAGCTTTAGCTCGTGCTTTAGCAGCAGACTTTTTCTTAGGTGAAAGCTTTTTATCTTTTTTTGTAGGATCTGGAGTATCCCAAACTTTTTTAGCCATTAGCAATCCCACTTTCGTAGTGCAAGAGCCTTACGAGTTGGCTTGCCATTCTTTTCCATAGGACCTGGCATACCGCCCATGCGTGCACAGAAAGACTTACGACGTGCAGCAGACTTTTTTGACTTCTTTGCTTGCTCTGCAGATACAGGAGGCTTTAATGTTCCACCTGTTTCACGCTTGTATGAAGCACGTCCTTTGGCGTTTAATCCGCCTTCTGGGTTCTTACCTTCTTTACGTTGCCAGGCTGCTGTTTTAGCCATTAGTTCCATTCCTCCGTACATTTACACTCTTTAGTGAAGTTACTGCATTGTATACAAGTCATACGCTCATGGGGCTTTAGACTTCCAACGGCTTCTAACTTATCCTCGTGAGAGGCTACATCTTTATAGCTAGCTAAGTTTACACCATAAGATTGAGAAGCCTCAACTACTTGAGGATGATTCCATGGGCGAGCAGCTTTTGAATCCCTATCTGCAACAGATAGGCGGATACGAGGAGCTCCGGTACCACTTCTAGATCCATAGTAAAGTTCTTTACGATTGCGTCCCATTAGTTGCTCGATTCACCACTGGCACCACGGCCATATTTTTGACGGGTAATGGTGTGAGAATCATCAGCTTGGGTAGGCGAAAGTCCAGTCAGGTACTCTGCAGCTTCTCGTGCATTATGGCGTAAGTTTTTAGGAACCTTAACCTCACGAGATTTTGAAGAAAATATCTCCGAACGTGACATGTGTCCGCCTCACTAGTTGTTAGAGTCTGCGCTTAGAATCATCTGAAGTTGGTACATTAGCCTTGTTCAGACGTTCCTTCTTAGTAAACGGACGCGTAACAGCTGGTTGATCAGGATTGTTCTTGTTACGTACAGTAACCATGTCTGATCCTGCTGGAGCAACACCAGATGATGTTGCACCTGAAGCTTGTGCGGTGTTCTTTAGCAACTCTTCCTTGTTATCAGAATCGTATGCTTCGCCAGTTGCTTCGTTAAGACGCATAGTTGTAGTCTTAAGCGGAGTAAAGGTCATAATTCTATGAGCTTCTTTTGCAGCCTGTTGTTGCTGATACATCATGTTTGCAGTAGTATTTGCATGCATTGCACGAGTACCGGCACGTGTAGGAGATTGAACATCTGCAATAGGTGCTGGATCAGCTAACGTAGGTGTTTGACCATTTAAGGTAATTCCAGGCTTTTGTCCACGCTCAAGTTTACGAGTAACAGTTGTAGGGGTTGTTCCCTTACGAATTGCTGCGCCTAATGTATCAAACTCTCCAGGAACCTTTTCAGGATTTCCACGTAGCTTACGGGTTGCAACCTTAAACCATGCTTCTCTACGACGAGCAATTTCTGGGGCTCGTCCACCAAGAGCGTTATGAAGAATGCTAAAGTCATGATGAACACCAAATGCGTGAGCAATCGTAGCTTCTTGAACAGCTGGGTGATCTAAGAATTGTGTTGAAGATAGGTAAGAATCATCTGTAATATTAAATCTAGAGCTCTTTGCTAGTGCAACTGCAGACTTCATAATATGAGGTGCAACAGTTGTCATTTCTTTGCCTTCAGATGCAAGCTCGGCTGCACGTGTTTCACGCATAGCTGCTTGAGTTGCACGGCGCTCAGGTGTTCTACCAAAGGTATCTCGTCCTGGAGTCTTGTTAGGATCATATGGACCAGTAGATGTTAGAGGTGTGCGGTTTTTACGATCCCGCTTAGCCTGCTCTTCATCTACATCTGCACTTCCACCTGTGTAAGTATCAATAACTCTTTGAGGAATAGGGGTACCTGTTTTAGCAACTGGTGGTTTTTGATAAGGGGCTTTTCTAACTCCGCCCTCTACAATCTCGCCGTTATGCTCATGCATAGTTGTGCTATAGATAGTATTTGGATCGTCATATTCTGGTTTTACGTTGCCACTACTATCGTAAGGAGTTGTGCCTTGTGTATTAGCCTCAGAAAGAGTATCGCCATATTTAACGGTAGTTAAGCCTTTACTTTTTTGTTCATACTCACGTACAGTTTTACGACCTTCTTCGTCTTCAATTTCATTATCTCTATTATCAGCCATTTTGCTGTTAAGAGGCTTTGTATTAACAATAGAAGATGGTCGTTCTACAGTAGAAGGAGTTGATGTGGTAGAAGATGACTTTGGTTCAAATTCAGAAATATCATAAGGTGCAGGGGCTTCAGACGGTTTGCCTGGAAGAGATGCCTTGTATTCATTAAGATCGTAAGTAACTCCGTTTAAAGAACGAAGTCCAGACCCTTTTGCTTCTTCACCACGGTTAAAAGAATATTCTCCTGCTTCAATATCTCTTTGCTCATCAGTCTTATCAACTTTAGTGTCTACTTCAGCACTTAGAGCTGGTACTGGTGCAAGAGCGCCTGGCATAGGGCCAGATACTGTTCTACGTTTGCGTGTATTGTTTCCGCCTGGACGTGCATCTAAAGGTACAGCTGCTGGACGAGATACCCTCTTTTGTTTTCCGCCACCATCAGAACTTGTAGAAGTACCCTTAGGTTCTCCAACAGGAATTGAAAGTTCTACTGGTTGACCTGCAGGTCCACCATCTGGGTTAGTACCTTTCCAAGTACCTACGGCACGATCTGGTCTTGAACCAGATCCAAGGATCTTTACAAACTTATCAAACTGTCCAGCCATTATTTATTTCCGCCTTTGCCGTCGTTAATACCAGCTGTTAAATTAGCTGTACGTTCTTTGTAGCCTTCTTTTGTATTAAAAGGATTTTTTGCAGCATCTGCCCTGTCTTCTTCTGCGTTTATCTCACTATATACAGGGGTGCCGTCATCATTAAATTTAGTTGGACTAAAGTTTCCAGAGGAACCTGCAGTAGATTCAAATGGAAATACATTTGAAGCATTGTTAATACGTAAAGAGTCTTGAATATCCTGTTCCTTAGGATTAAATCCACCAACTGGAGATGAAGCAATGGCGGCAGAAGTATCTACTTTGTTATCGTTCTTACCTTTATCTTTACTACCAACTTTTGGGTTCTCATCACGATACTTTTTCCATTCAGCAACTTGTGTAATACTTGCAGGAGTTTTAGCAGGTCTGTACCCAACATCAAAACCATAACGGTTTACTTGGTTTGCCATTTCTTCATTTACGTATTGACCAGCTTGTGGATGTCCTTCTGGATGAACTTGGTTTGCAATTCGATATGCTTCAGCAGCGCCATGTGCACCAGCAGCAGGGTTAACCATAGACTTTAAAAGTTCTGACTTAACCTTACTCATATTTTGAGCTTCGTTTACACGAATACGAGACTCTTCATCTTTTTGACGATGATAATCACGTTCTGTACGGCGAATCTTGGTGCCAAGGTATGCACCT